GGGCACAGATGGTTCATCTGGATCTGGCGGAAATGGTAATGATGGGTCAGGCAATACTGGAGGCTCTAATGGTGGATCAGGTGGGTCTAACGGAAACTCCGATGGTTCTGCAGGTGGCTCCAATGGTGGGTCAGGCAATGGGGCTTCTGGTTCAAACTCAGCAGGTGCTAGTAAGACTCCAGTAGTTTATGCAAGTGCAGATGCTGCTAAAGCAGCAGCAGATGCAGCAGCCTATGCAAATTCTCCAGCAGGTAAAGCAGCAGCAGCCCTTGCCAGCACAGTAAAGGGAATCGTTGCACAGGAGCAAGCAGCAAATGCTTATTCAAATAAAGTCACTGCTGAGGCTAATGCTAAATCTGCAGCAGCAATTGCTAAAACTGTAACTGGAATTGTTGCACAGGAAACTGCTGCAAAAGCAAATGCAAACAAGGTAGCAGCAGCAACAACTGCAGCAATTGCAAAAACAAATGCTGGAATCGCAGCACAAGAAGCAGCAAAAAATGCTTCACTTGCAAAAGCATCAGCCCAAGCAAAAGAAAAAAGTATTGCAACTTTTGGTGGAAATGCAATTGCACAGTCTCAGTTTGGAAACTGGTCTAGTGGTGGTTTAATTCCAAAACATTTTGCCGTAGGTGGATTCGCAATGGGAACAGACACTGTTCCTGCAATGCTAACTCCTGGAGAGTTTGTAATGAGTAAATATGCTGTTTCTTCCCACGGTCTTGAAAAGATGAAGGCTATGAATGCTGGTGCAACAATAGGCGATACAGTGTATAATTATGATCTAAGCGTAAATGTTAAGTCTGATGCAAATCCAGATGACATTGCACGTACTGTTATGATGCATATCAAGCAGATTGACTCACAAAAATTAAGGGGGAATAGAATCTAATGGCTACTAATCCAAATGCATCTACGTATATGGCAGGAAGAAAAAAGTATCAAAGACCTCAGGGAATGCTTTGGTCAGAAAATTCTGGCACTCTCACAAATGGTGTATACGTCCCAAATGGCTATGAGATTAATTCAGACCCTGGATTAGAAACAGATGAGGCATTTTTAGATCAATTTTTAATCCTATCTGACGACGGTAGAGATCCAATGACTTTTAAGCCTAATAGAATTGAAGATAGAAAGAGAATGATTAATGGAAGAATGAGATCTTACCATATTGCAGATAAGATGACGTTAAGCACATCTTGGAATAACCTACCATCTAGATCCCATGATGGATTATCAGACTTTAACTCTGCAACAGGAAAGTCTCTCACACCAGCATATACTACAGATGGTGGAGCAGGTGGAGTTGAGATACTTGATTGGTATGAAAATCACAAAGGTCCATTTTGGGTATATCTTTCATATGATAAATATACAAATTTTGATCAAATGGATGGAGTCTCAGACCCATATGCACATTTGCAAAAATATAGTCAAATTTTAGAAATGTATATCTCTGATTTTTCATATACGGTTGCTAAGCGTGGTGGAAGCAACCATGACCTATGGAATATTTCTGTCACACTGGAAGAGGCATAATGTTTCAAAACGATGACCTAAAAAAGCATCTAGAGGAATCTTCTACGATTAGATTGCAATCAGCAGTCATTGCTGAATGGAATATGAATCTTGCTGATAATATTTTTCAAATAGGAAATTATAGATACAGGAAAACTTCCTCAACATCTCCATTTAAGTCACTTCCAAATACCTTTGACTCATCAGATGCAGGTGGATATTGGAAAAATGCAACAGACGCAGATGTCGTTGTTGATGGTGGATATGATAACGCAGATGAGCCAATAGTCCTACTTCCTAAAAAAGAAAAATTAAAGATGCTTTATTCTTTAGAGGATTGTTTAAATAGATTCAGACCAAGATCTGGAATCAATAAGGCATCATATTTTACTAATAAGTTTTTGCATCACTCTAACTCTTTTATGTCAGATAGACCTAGGTACTATATGGCTGACAAAGATGATAAGTTTAAGTACTGGACCTCATTTAGAACTGAAGAGGGTATTGAATATGGTATTGCAAATAAGGTTATAAATGGTCAAAATACCATTGATGATGCATGCCCATTCGTCGTATATAAAGATAAGTTGCCAGCAAATAAAATTGTAGTTAAGATGCAAACAAACATCGGATCAGTTGATCTTGGCCCATTCTCAAACAAGTCTGGATCTTTTGCAGACCCATTTTTTGGTTCTAGGAATAAGACAACACCAGTAAACTGGAAGGTACAATATCTAAGTGGAAACAATTGGATAGATGCTGTTACTTTTAATTCTGCGTCAACACGTAGAGATGGAACAGAAATCATTAAGTCTGATGGATATATTGAGTTAACTTACGGACTTAAGGTTCCAGAAAAATATAGAGATGTATTTATTATGGCAGAAGAGTATAGTTCAGTTTCATTTCTACCAGAAAAATCAGTTAATGGATATGCCTATTTAATTAAAGAAAATGATAATGATCTTGGCACATTTCATATCTGGTTTGAGGGAGGTTGGAAAACATTTGTCCCAACATACGGATGGTATTTAGATGAGGAGACTGTAAACAGATCTTCTAATTTTGTTACAGATTTAACAAACCCAGTTAAGTATTTAGATCAAGCAGATGGAAAAGAGAAGTATAGAGAGTTTGAATACATTCGTGGTATTAGGGTTGTTGTTGAAACAATGAATAAATTTGATTCCACATTTGATCTTATTGAAATGTCACCAAGATTAGCGGTTGATCTTTCTCCTAAAGCACTAAACTTTTCAATTACAAAGTCTGCTTCAGATCTTGGATCTTCTGGAATGCCTGTAGGACAACTCTTGGCATCAACTGGAACCCTGGACTTATTCGATTACGATGAAGCATTTAATCCAAACAATGATCAAAGTATAATTAAGGGCTTTACTGTAAATAATCTACAGGTTAAGTTCTATGAAATTATTGTTAATGTTGATGGATATGATTACTATGTACCAATCAAGACTTTGTATTCTGAAGGAGCACCAGCATTATCTCCATCTACTCGCTCAGTCTCGCTTAATCTTAGAGACCTATATTTTTATCTAGAGTCAATTACTGCACCACAGATCCTGATTACAAACGTCTCTCTAAGTTATGCTATATCACTTCTTCTAGACTCTATCGGATTCTCTAACTATACTTTTAAAAGAACTGATGGCGAGGTAGACCCAATCATTCCTTTCTTCTATATTGCTCCAGATAAGAGCGTCGCACAAATTTTGAATGATCTGGCGGTATCAACTCAGACAGCAATGTTCTTTGACGAATACAACAACTTTATCATGATGAGCAAAGAATACATGATGCCATTACTAGAAGAAAGAGAAACAGACCTTACTTTATATGGTAATGATCAATCTTACGATGCTGGGGTTATTGAGAATAAAACAACTAGACCTAAACTGTCTAACATCATTGATATCTCTTCTAAAGAAAACAAGGTTTATAACGGTGGAAAGATTACTTATGAAAGTAAGTATATTCAAAGATCTTATGGATCAATTCGCCAAGCAAGCATGGTGGATAGTGAGAAGACTTGGATATACAAGCCAGTATTACTTTGGGAAGTTTCTGGTTCAGAAAATACAAAGTCTGTTAACAATGAAGTTAATAATCAGTCGAAGTTTATGCTAGGTGCAATACCGCTAAACTCTACACTCTCTAGCAGTGTGCCAACTGTTGCAAACAATGTTGTAATTAATAATACTATGGATCTTGGAGAAGGGGTCTATTGGATTACAAGATATAACGGTTACTTCTATTCTAATGGCGAAGTAATCAAGTTTGATGCTGTTCAATACAATATTTCAAAGTTTGGAAATGTTTGGATTACTAGCGTTCAAGAATATCAGGAATACTTTTCTAAGATTCCTTTTAACGGAAAGATCTATCCTACAGGTCTTGTAAGAATATATTCTGAGCCAAATTATGAGGTAGTTGGAACAACGACTAGACTAAAAAATGGTCCAGTAGCAAAGCATGGAAGAGGTCAGTTTGGTACACAGGTTGTAGAGCACAATGCTGGTATATCTTCATACTGGTCTGATAATGCAAATATTCGTGGATGCAATATGAAGTCACAGTACTTATTTAGTTTAGACGCAGCCACCATCGCTGCAGCAAAAGCAAATGCAAGAGGTCAAGATGGTCCTGCTGGCATTAACAATACCCTTGCACAAAAGACTACAAGGAATAGCATAATCAGAAATTTCTTGTCTACAGCATACTTAACTGAAGCAGATGCCAATAAGTTAAAGTCAACACAGACTGGAACAATTCAGTCTTCCGCACTTGTAATGAATGGTCCATCCTTTACTACAAGCGAAAAGCCAGTTGATTTTATTTCGTATGTCTATAAGCCATTAACAAATAAGTTCAAGCACTTTGGTACACGAATGAGAATTATTGGCAAAGTAGAGAATAATGAAACTCGTGGGCAGACTCCAATTGGATCATTAACATATTATGTTTCTCAGGGAACTCAGCCAAACCAAAATATTAATATTGGCGGAGGATCTGGTGGTCTTGGTGTCATGCTTAATCCAACAAACAATAATGGATATTACTTTGAATTAATTGCTTTAACGGAAAACAATATTGAAAGTTATGCTGCTGGAACTGAAAGCATGCATAATCTTGTTTTTTATAAATTAGTACAGGATGCAAACGATCCATCAGGTGCTGCTTTACCCATTAAACTATGGGGTGGTCTATCTAAGATAGTCGTCGATGATGGAAACTTTACTGGTCAATACAGAATGGTTGGAGAAGAAACACCAACCGTATACGATGTAGCAGTTGAGTATCAAGATATTGGAACAACAAGAAGATTCTTTTTATATGTTAATAATCGCTTAGTTGCGACGGTAGATGACGAGAAACCACTTCCAGTATATAACAATATGGCTTTGTTTACACGTGGATCATCTAGAGTCATGTTTGAGAATATCTATGCTATCTGTAATAACTATAGCCAGAATACAGTCTTTGCTTTAGATACTCCAGTCAACGCAGCATATGGTGATTCTGAGATTGATACAAATGAGTCATTTAGAAAATATGCTATGAGTGGAATTATTCAAGGCACATATCTATCTGGTATTAGTGCATCAGAACCACCAAAATATAATGTTTACTTTGAAGAGTTTGGAACTATTATGAGAGAGGCTGCATACTTTAACATTAGATATGACAGAGCATATCCAGCACTCTATGCAAAACTATCCCCAACCTTTAATAGAATTAAGGGGTACACAATTTCTGGCTTCCGTGCAGGTTCATATGGTGCAGAGTTCTTAGTGTTTAATGCAACAGATACAGCACTTAGCCTAGATGAAACTAGTGGAAACTATTTGAGAATTCAAGGCGTTACATTTACCCAGGGATCATCTAATGAGTTAACGGTTGACAAATATTTTTCTAAGAATAGTGATTTCTCAAATCCACAACTATCTGGATCATCTTTAGTTAAGTCGCCATTAAAGGTAGATCAAGACTATAAGGATATTAAGACAAGCAGAATGACCTATGGTAAAAATGAATTTACTTTGGATACCCCATATATTCAAAGCGAAGATGCTGCCAACTCTATGATGGATTGGCTTGTAGGCAAGATTATGAAACCTAGAAAGTCTGTTGGAATAAAGATATTCGCAATCCCAACATTACAACTTGGAGATATTGTTAATATTAGTTATCTAAACAATGATGGTACTGACCAAATCTCACCAGTTGAGACAAGATTTGTAGTATATAATATTCAGTATGAAAGAAATTCTGAAGGCCCACAAATGACTGTATTTTTAAGCGAGGTAGCGTAATGGTGTACTCAATACCAGATACCCCTTATACGGACTCCACGGGGTCTGATAAAGACATTAAGATAGCCACTAGGGATATTGTCCTACTAAGTGATGATCAGGTCCCTATTGAGGTAATGACAGATCTTATCTTTGAAGACATTGGTGGTCAGGAAATGATCAACATTGCAAGAAATGATATTATTAATGGTCAAGATGTAATTTATCAACCTATTAAAAATTTGACTAGTTTGTTTTTTCAGTATAACCCACAAAACATTCTAAGTCTTCAGGATACTTCTCAGATGATTTTTAGAACTTTCCCAATTTCGCTAGAAAACAAGATCCCAAATGTTGGAACAGGTATAAATGGAGAGATTGTATATTTAGATCCAACTACGGGTAACCTGATTATCAATGTTGTCAATTTGGCCAAAGACGAGCAGATAGAAGTACAAATTCAGATTAACGGTGACAGGTTTAATGATACAATATATGAGGTGGAAGAATGATAACTAATACTGGAAAAAATATCTTAGCAAAGTACTTAATTGGACAGGCACCAGCCTACGCCTCATACATTGCCATTGGTTGTGGACAAAAACCCTTGGCATCCGATGCGGTATTGTCTAACGAACAGGTAAATGAGTTTAAAAATAAAAAGGCATTAGATTTTGAGATGTTTAGAGTTCCCATTATTTCTCGTGGATATGTTAACGAGAACGGTGTCGCAAAGATTGTTTTGACCGCTGAACTTCCTACAGAAGAAAGATATGATATTTCTGAGATTGGAATATATTCTGCAGGATCAAACAACAACGCAGGTGCATATGATAGCAAAACAATATTTTCTTTTTCAACGGTAGAGAACTGGGAGCAGCACAATGCAACAGAATCTTCATCAATTCCTAGCGTATACACCCCACTTGATAGTAACAGCCTTGTAAATAATGCTGATAACAATATTATTGGATCCTATGATGTTACAGATGATGGTGTAGCAAATCCAGTCTATATGCCAGTATTTCAAACTAACTCAGATAATAAAACTCTTGCTGACCAGGATAGAGTTGCAAGGTATGAGGGAAATAGATTTTTAAATAACATCGTCATGATGGTTGGAGATTACTCAGATTTAACTACAGAAACGGTTGGTGGAGTTTCAAGACTAAAGGTAAACAATGACTCTAATCATATTCACATTACTGGTACATCTGTAGACTTTAATAAGAATGCTCCAGCAGATCAACTTAAGTTAGCATTTTCTATAATTAATAAAAATAAGACTGCAACACAAATTCCAGATAAGGTACGCATCCTTGTTGAGTTTGCATCATCAGATGTTCATGGAACTGGACAATGGGCAAGATTTGAAGTTGACATTGCAGATACCTCTGTCGGCGGGGATTATGATTTTGAGAATAACAGATATGTTGTAATTACAAAAGAGTTGCAGGAACTTTATAAGAGCAGCGGATTTACCTGGAACTCAGTAGACGTAGTAAAGGTTTATACATCCGTAATTAAGGATGATGAAGTTTCATCTGATTTCTATATTGGCTTAGACGCTATGAGACTAGAAAATATATCTACAGAAAATCCTTTGTATGGCCTTACAGGTTATACTGTTATTAAATCAATTGGATCAAAAACAATTACAAAGGCATCGAATACAACAAACTACATAGAGTTTAGATTTGCGATGGATATTCAATAATGGCTGATGCTGGAATTAAGAAGGTAACAATCCTAAAGTCTGATCTCCCAGCATTTAATTCTATCTATGGAGATTATGTTGTTAGATACAGAATAGTTTCTGAAGATAAGAACAGAACTTCTCATTGGTCTCCACAATACAAACTAGAGGCTCCAGCAGTAGACACAATAGAATATTCTTACGCAAAAGATACAGTAAATAAGATGATTACTTTTGTTTGGACACCAGAAGACTCTAGTCTAGGCAAGTTTGATGTTTTTGTTAAGTGGGGGACTGGCTCTTGGTCATATGTCTCTACAGTATCAACAACTACTTTTGCCACAGTAATTCCAGATGGGTCTACAGCGATACAGGTTGCCGTACAAGTTCCAACTTTCCCAAAGGCTAGAGTGTCTTCTGCCACTCTTTTTGAGTCTTCACAGATATCCCTTTAGTGGTATAATTAGTATACTATGTCAACGATTCCACTACCAGAGCGAGGCCAGCCTTTTGATGTCACTTATGTTTTTGAGTTGGCTAAGGCTGTTAATGATTTAGCAAAGCAGGTCTCACCATCAACTGCCAAGTATGTAACTGTCGATACAGTAACATCTGGTAAACAAAATATCAAGGCCTCAGAAGCCAAGATCATTGGTGGATATGTCGAGGTAGCAAATAACAGTACAGTTTCTGCTGGGAACGAGAAGCCCTTTTCGTATTCATGGCAAACAGATTTTAAATATGCACCAATCGTAACAGCAACACCAATCAATATTGGAAATACAACTGCTGGTAAAGACATTACAATTGTTCTTAAGAGCGTAACAACATCATCTGTTGAAGGCATAGTAAAGTATAACGCTAGCGGAAACCTTTCAGTTGCAGTAAATATTATTGCAGTTGGAATACCTAACTAATGATATCGTGTAGAAAATGCAAAGGACGTATGTTCATTGATAGGACTTATACATCTTCATTGCATCTTGAAACCTATTGCATTATGTGCGGAACAAGAAGATTTTTTAATCCACCACAAGATTCTGCGGAGGGGCGATGGCTACTAAAAAGGGAAGCATTGAGAGCGAAGGCTACAATGTCGCCGATGTAATAACTGGCAACAAAAAAGTTTGGTTTTTAAATGGTGATCTTGTAAGAATTCATCACTACAACAAGTCTAACGGAATTATGTCTGTTTATAATATTATTCATGATAGGATTGAAAGTTGTCTTATCAGTGATTTTAAAAATAAAAGAGAACGTGCTTACACAGTTGGTGAAACTGCTATCTTAGTTAATAGACATAAAAAATATATGCCAAGACTTATGAAGCGTGGAGT